ATAGTTATAATTTTTTATATAAATCATATTCTTGCTTTCTTCTTTCAACTAAACCTTTTAATTTTTTACCATTAGCAGTAGTATATTTAGTTAACCACCATTCTTTAATATCTTCTATACTTTCATTAGTATTAACTAATCTAAACAAAGTTGAACTTCCTCCAGTATTATATGTATGTGAAACTAAAGCATCAAACTCATTCTGTTTTAACACCCTTTTAACCTTGTTTAATACTATCTTTTCATATCTAGGTAGTAACATATCAAATAAATCTCTAGCACGCTCTAAATTGATTGTATCATTCATTTGTACTTTCTTACCATCTTCATAAAAAGTATTTCCAAAACCAATAGTAGGCACTCCAGCACTACATTTGTAAGCCTTTAATCTTACCCCCTCGAATTTTTTAATTAAATCTTTTCCCTCTTCGCTTGTTTTCATTTTACTATAAATAAAGTTAACAATCCTATTCCAGCTATTATCTCACCTAGCTTTCTACGTTTCTTTTTCTTAGTGAAGTCTTTTATACTTTCTCTTTGGATGAAGATTACACTATCTTTTAATTCAATAATTTGATTTTGTTCGGTTATAATCGAATCACAGTTAGCAGTTAAATCTTCATAGAATCTTATAATCGTGTCTTGTTGAGCTATTACAGTATCTTGATATTCTACTATTCGAACAGTATCTTTAAGTTCTTTAACAAGCTCTAAGCTATCCTTTAGCCTATCTACTTGATTTGATAAACCTTTGATTTTACTTTTGTCCTCTACTATCTTAGTTTTCCACTTAGTCACTATACTATCTTTACCATGTATAACATGCTCAATAGTTTGTAAACGATTAGCTACGTACATAGGTCGCTTTCTAAACAATAAAGCTACTATAACACATATTAATAAAACAATCAAAAGTTCTTTATATCTCATTTCTTTTCTATTCTTTTACCTACTGAATCAGTTAATTTAGTTCCTAGTGCTACACCTACCATCGTTACAAATACATCATATCTAAAACCCTCTTTGTATAAATCAAAGATAACCATAAAAATAACAAGTTTCCACGCACTAAACATAGTTAAAGAAGTTCTACTCCACTTGCCATCTTTTTTTAACGTGTCGTTAATTAGTGATGTTATATGTTTCTTCATTTCTTATACTCTTTCAGTAAATCAACAAATGCGTTAGCTTGGTTTGTCATTGTTTTTTCTGCGTGTCTTATTGCATTCGTTAATTCCTCGAACTGCTTATTAAATTGCTCAAATTTCAAATCCATTACTTTTTCTAAGTTGGCAATATCACTAGGCATCTTCTCATCTAGTCGCTCTACCTTACCCTCTAGTTTAACTACCTTATCGTGTAGTAAATCGTTTCTTTTTTCGCTTTCTAAGAAACTTTTATGCAAGTCTTTAAAGAAGTATCTAGCAACACCAAAAAGTACCGTTACAAGTGATATTATTATGTAGTTAGGAGCTTCCATTATATTGTATTATCAGTCCAGTTTGGTTTTTCCATTTCCACCAATATTTCATCGTGTGTAAAATCGTTGAATGAATCTCCCTCAACTAAAAAGTAGTTGCCATCTAAAGACTTTCTTACTGTGTCTTTTGTTGAATAGCCACTACATAATGAGTAATCAAATGTTTCTAATTGTGATATTGGTTTAATTGCGTATGCCATTTTTTTATTTTTTTTTATTTATGAGTATTGTTTACCAGCTCCTGAGTTGTATAGTTCTGTTGCTTCTGAAGATATTAACTGTCTATTCCATATTCCTACCTCGTCAATCATTCCGTCAGCAAATGCATTGGTTCTTCTTCTACCCAAATCAAAACCATTATTGATGTCTAAGCTGGTACAAGTCAAAAAAGTAGTGAATTGAGATATAGAATCTAAAACACCATTTACATAGAAGTCAGCCTTTTTAGTTGTATTATTATATGATACTTGTACATTATAATTAGTCGATACTGAAAATGATGTTGTAGATGTTTGGTTGTAAAATATACCGTCAGACCCTTTCATCTGAAAAAGCAACTTATCGCTACTTATGGATATAGATAAAGTTTCATTTGCTAAAGTTGTAAAATTAGCACTTTGAAAAAGAGGAGAAAAACCCGAAAGCGTATCAAAATTAAACCACAAAGAAATGCTAAAATCATTTGTTAAGCCTATGTTAGATGTAACATTAATATAATCGTTAGCCCCATCTAAACTAAACCCTTGATTAATTATTCCTGTACCATAAGTTGCACCGTTAACAAGTGTACCATCGTAACCGTTACCAGTTGCATCGTTAGGAGTACTATCTGCAGTGTAATATGCTAGTAACCCATTCCATAAAGGGTTAGCACCACCACCACCACTAAACAACCTATTGCTAGGTGAAATCATATTTCCGTAACCGTACATCATTAACCTAAGATTAAAGCCACAGAACCACTTGTTAATGTAATTCCACTAAATTGAACACCATCTAGAGGTCTAATATATGCACCAGCTTTAATTGCAGTTGCTGGAGTTGAAACGTAAGAACTTAAAGCATCCGTTCCACCTACTTTTAAAGTTGCTATTACTGTGTCCTCTAATACAAAAACACCATCTATTACCTTTGTTGCTTCCGTTGTATCGTTAACAATGTAAACTCCTTTGTTTGCTACTAACTTATCTAAATTTGGTAAACTCATTTTATTTTATTTTAAAGTGTTATTATTCTATAATTAATGTATAAATCTATTGTGCTATCTCCTACTGTGCTATCATCTCCACCATCAATAAATATAGCCTTATCTGCTATTAATTGGTCAGCTACACTTGTATTTTTATCAAATGTTTGTATAGTGCTTGAAGTTCTATTTAAGATATTGTTAGCAGTTGTGTATTGCCTACCTCCAGCAGTATCAGTATAAAGTGAAACCTCAAAACTAAATGAAGCGTCAAACGTAACAGTACCATAATTGAAATTTAAAAAAGCACTCACAATCTCGATTACTTTACCAGCACCGGGTGCTGAAATAACAGATACTGGTACACTTGAAATAGTTTTTATTTGTGCAGCAGTTAAAGAAACTTTTTTATGTAGTATTAAATTCTCACCACTTATACTCTTAGTGTCATAAGTTGCACCATTCCATTCACTAACCTCTAATAAATCTAAAGGTTGTATCTCGGTTGTTTTAGCCGTTAACTCACTTATTTTCTTCTCTACTGCCATTGATTTTCTTTAGATATAATTCTAATTTCTTAATGTTCTCTTCTTTAACTTTATATTTGCTCTTTTGTTTCATATGTACCAATTAGTAAATGAATCGCTTCCATGGTTAGGGTGAATATCGTTTTGAGTGTTACTTGTGTATTCAGGGAATGAAGATTGATTATACACCATATAATCAACAAACCTTTGAGCGTAATTATCTGCTAAACTTTTAGACTTTTGAATTAAAAAATCTATCTCGTTTTTCTCTACACTTTCAGCATTCTCAGATGTACTTTTATAAACACCTTTGTTCGTAACGTTGTATGCTGCAAATGGTAGATATTCAGTCATAGCAAAATGTATCAACATTGGCTTCACATACGTTTCTAACAATGTTAGGTAAACACCACTTAAAGTTCCAGCAGTTATATCAGTTTTCAACTTGTTAAGTAAGTCTGTACCTAAGTAAGATTGAATATGAATGTCTTGAGCTATTTTAACGAATTGTAATAACTTATCTACATCTAAGTTTCCATCTACAAAAGTAAATCTTTTTAAATCTATTGGTTGTATTAATAAAGCCTCTGCCATTAGTTAAATCTTTTATTTGTTGGTAAGAATCCGTTATAAGGCATATCCTTAGGTTTTTGATATACTTTTTTATTATCAGGTTTTGGTGCTATTTCATTAGTGCCTAAAGTCTTTCCAGCTTTTCTAACTTGTGCTGGTGTAAACTTTTTAGCATTAGGGTTGTTTACATCTGATTTTCTTAAATAAGTTTCTCTAGTCCAAAAATGATTACAGTCACCTCCACCTTTATAAAGCCATACATCGTAGGTATCAGCACCTTTAGGTCCCCAACCCTCGTTAACTGCTTTATTACTCATATTAACAATATCTTCTTTACGATATACTTTATTAGCTTGTAACATCTTCTTACAGAAACCTCTTGAATTAGCACCTACATTACCTGAATATCTGTATCTGTGTTTAAACATTTGAGTATCTAATTCACTCTTTGTGTTAGGTCTAGCAGTACCAGTAGAAACGAAGTTAACCACCTTAGATAGTAAACTTTCTTTTTGTTGGTTTAACTCTTCTAAATGCAAATCTAACTCATCCTCTAATTCATAATCTACTTTACAACTATCAACTAATACCCATTCATCATCGTTTACATCTTCTCCAAATTCTGAAATATCAATATTATCTACTTGACTAGAAAGCTCAACATCTTCTTGATTATCGTCTTTTACTCCTCTATCGTTAAATTCTAAAGGTTTTAAAGTTTGGAAATATAAATTAAGACTAATACCATTGTAAGCTAATATCTTATCGAAAGCATCACACAATAACTCTTGCATTGGTCGTATAACTAAGTTATCAAACAAGATAAAACTATTCTTTAACTCATCAGCATTTGAGCTAAAACCATTACTTGAAGCAATACCAAACAATAAAGGGCTTGTAACGTTATGACCTAACATAATTTTACGTTGTGATTCCTCACTTAGATACTCGTAGTGTTGTGGTGCATCATTTAAAGGTATGTCGTCTATTGTTGTAGCAGCCTCTTTATTGTCATTAAAAGATACTACTAATTTAGCACCTTTAGAGCCAGTTAATTTATTGGTTACACTTCGGTATAACTCGTCTTTTTGTTCAGGTGTAGGACTTCCATTATTAAAGTTGATTAGCTTTTGAGCAGAAAATCCAGTTTGCACTAAATTAATAAGATAATCAGATACTTCCTCTTCTAAAACTGTGTAAGGAATAGCACCTAAATAGTCTACATTACTAAAATACTTCATTCCTACGCTATAAGGTTGAATGTAAAGTATCTCAATTTCCTTACTTCCAAATCCAAAAGCATCTAATCTCTTAGGCTCGTAGTTCTTAACATCACTCCAATTATCACTATAATAATATGCTTCTATTTCTCCATCTTTATTACACTTTTCAGGCCTTAATAGTTGTACTGGTATGTGAAACACTTTCTTAACACTCTTTCTATCCTTAGAGTAGTGTACTTGTAAAGCACATTGACCTAACATTTTTAACTCTAACACTAATTTTCTTACATCTTCTTTTTGAAATATAGACATAAATTGTGCGTACTCATTAGGCTTTTTAGCACCATCTAAAGCACCAACACCATAACCATAAACAAGTCTAGAAATGTTGTTTATAATAGAGTTATTAGTCGTAGAGTTTCTATATCTATCAATTAGAAATTCAAAGTAGTTATTCTCATCTCCATAATTTACCCAGTCATTTCTTTTGTCCTCGGTTATTTCAGGTGCAGAGTAAGTAGAAAGCTCTACTATTTTAATATTGTCGTTTGTCATAAGAATAGAAAATCGTTATTACTACTTTTAGAAGTGTATTCATTGTTATTTATATCGTAGTTTTGTTGGTCTGTACAAAATATTCTACCATAATGTTTTATGCTTTGTGTACTTGTCACACCATCTAGTTCAATTACATCATTAGCCTCTGTTAAAATCTCTTCATAATCTTCAGCTTGTAGAGTGTTTAAAGTTCCTCCGTTCTTTATTTTAAACGTATAAAAAACACCCTCAGAAAGATTGAATTGAGCGTTTACAATGGTATAGTAACCACCATCACTATAAGAATCTATTGCAATATATTCTATTGTTTTTGTATTCTCATTTGTTAAAGCAATTACATCAGCAGAAGTAAGACTTTCTCTAGTCGTAACCTTTAAACTTTGTGAGCTTGTAGATGTTGTTAATACTTGCATACATATTAACTAATTTTGTACTTTTTTGTTTCAAGTATGATTTTTTTAATATATTTGTAGAAAATAAATAAATTATGAAAAGTGTAATTGAAAGAAAAGTAATTGAGTGGGCAAATGAAAGAGGTCTAATCAAACAAGAGAATGCTACTAAGCAGTTTATAAAGCTAACCGAAGAAGTTGGTGAGTTAGCTAGTGCATTACTAAAGAAAGACCCTTACGAAACTATTGATGCAATAGGAGACATTCAAGTCGTTTTAATCATACTTTGTGAGCAATTAGGTGTAAACTATAAGCAATGCTTAGAAAGTGCCTACAATGAGATAAAAGAACGCAAAGGTAAGTTAGTAGATGGAACATTTATAAAAGATTAGTTATGAAAAGAATATTATTTATTACAGCACTGCTATTAATGTCATGTGAAAAAGAAGAAGTACAACCTAATGGAACACACCCACCACTAGACACTAGGCAAGAACAATTAGTAAATAAACATTAAACAAAAAAGGGTAGCCAAATTAATGACTACCCTTTTTCAATTCTATA